CGTAATCGTTCAACTGACGAGCGCCTGTTTCACACCCGCATACCTACTAGGTGGTTGTCCTTTACTCTAGACAACTTAGAAGTCAGTGATTCAACAAAGTCTGGCGTTTCAAATTGGATTGCAAACTACCAACCAGGAGACAGCCTGTTCTTGCATGGCAAGTCTGGTTGTGGCAAGAGCGTTGTTGCTCAAGCCGCTCTGTCTCAAATAATCGCAAACAATGAGCTGTCTGGGAGATTTGTTAGCAGTGATCGGTACATCGACATGCTGAAAGATACTTTTGAACAGGACGGTGGGTTGCTACCAGAGATGTACTCTATGCCCTACTTACTGAAATACATTCAGGGTGTGTTTGACATTGTGATGCTTGATGGTGTTGGGCAGGAACGAGAGACAGAATTTTCAACACACGAGATAGGTAGCCTGATTAGACGCAGATACGAAGACACTAGATCCATGATCATCACAACAACCATGGGAGTAATGGACTTTAATCGTCGGTACGGTGATCGTGTGAAGGTAGCTACAACGGAGATGACCGAGATTAGGGTTTCGTAATGGAGCGTGGGGATATATCCGATTATACAACGACTAGCCAATCGTGTATATGGGAAGGGGTTTTGGCAAACCCACCTAAAGGGTTCTCTTTAAAAACTCGTTATCTTTTGTACGAACGGGCCAACAATTGGGAGTCAGCTATACCAATGTGGAAGCCAAACGACCTATCGGTTCGTTCAATTGCAGATTGTACAAACAGGCTCCACATCAGTACTGATGTAATCACGTTTATTTCACAGGGCGCCGTAGATCCAATATACAACTGGCTTCTCCGCAAAGGAATTACCACAACCGTGTTGTATTACCCATCGCCTAAAGAGTATGCTTTTGACCTGCGCTACAACCGGGGAATAAAAACTGTATACGTTGCCAACGACGATGATGCTTTTACGATAGGGTTACGAGCCCACGTCGTGCAACCAAACACCGCTTGGAGAATTTGATGGCTTCCAGTGAGCTGTATCTCATTTCAAAAATCATTCAAGAAAAAGATATGACGACGCCAGTGCGAGCAGGTCTAAAGCCTGATCACTTCACTGGATCGTGGGTAGGGGTTTGGTCTTGGCTACTTGACTTTCAAAGAACACATGGAGCAGTACCGACTGAGAGGGTGTTCTCACAAGAGTTTGGTGACATCCATTTGGAGGATGCATCCGGAGAAACATTCTCTAGATTGATCGATGAGGTTCTGTCTGCTTATCGGCAGAGAACCATCATGGATTCTTTGTCTCACGCTATACCAGCAATCAACAGCAATAACATTGCCGACGCAATGGCCGCGCTTGCGGCTGGTCTACAGAAAGCGTCAGTGGAATCGTCAAGACTTCGTGACATTGACATCATTCAAAACTGGGAAAACCGCGTGTCTCGTTACGAAGAGATGCGCAACACACCAAACGCCTTGCGTGGTATACCAACAGGGTTTCATGGTCTTGACAGAATTACTCATGGACTACGCCCACAGCAGTTCATTGTCTTTGCTGGAGAGCCCAAGCGAGGTAAGTCTTTGTTTGCCTTGATCTTGGCTAACTCAGCGCACATACACGGCAAGAGACCCTTGTTTGTTTCGTTTGAGATGAGTATTGAGGAACAGGAAGCTAGATACGACTCACTTATTTCCAGAGTTCCCTACACACGGATTCTCTCAGGAGATTTGTCAAATGCTGACATGGCAAAGATCAAGCGCGCATTGAGTCTCCGAAAAAACATGCAACCGTTTGTGTTTAGCGAAGACACATCCTCCCTAACTACTGTCACAGCTTTGGCTGGCAAGGTGCAAGAGTACCAACCAGACTTGCTTGTTGTAGATGGTGTGTACTTGATGGACGATGAAGAGGGTGAAGCCAAAGGTTCCCCACAAGCGCTTACCAACATCACTAGAGCACTCAAGCGACTTGCCCAACGGTTTGACATTCCCGTCGTAGCCACCACTCAGGTTCTCTCTTGGAAGCTACATAACCGAAAAACAAGAGCAGTTACAGCTGACGCAATTGGGTACACTTCATCGTTTGCACAGGACGCTGACTTGATCCTTGGTGTGGAGCGCAACCCAGACGTTGATGATCAAGCAATTATCAGAGTTGTCCTAGCAAGAACTGCACCTACTGGAGAAGTGCATGTAAAGTGGGACTGGTCTACTATGGAGTTTGAGGAAGTAAACGACTATGACAACCACATCAACCCCTCATTCGATTAACATCGCTAGACTCCTTGAGTCAGTGGGCGTAGAGATTAAACGAGTTGGTGAACGAGAGATCACCGGTAAGTGCCCGGTCCACATTAGGACGGTTGGGAGACATGACAATTCCCCATCATGGAGCATGAATGCCAACACCGGACTATGGATTTGCTTTTCCTGCGGAGCCAGAGGATCTTTGTCCTCACTTCTGTACGAATTGACTGGTGGAGTCAACTCTATTGACATGCAGAAGATGCTGGTTGAGTCTTCTTTTGAAGCCCTAAAAGCACCAAAGATTACACAAGAAGAAACTTACGTAGATCGAGATGCGTTCTTTGGGTTTGTAAGAGTTCCTGAAACTTTGTGTGAGTCAAGAAACCTTGATCCAGAACTAACTCATAAGCACGGCGTTAGATGGAATAAAGATCACAGAGCATGGGCCATCCCGATAATGTCGCCAACAGGCCGCTTAGAGGGTTGGCAAGAGAAGAAGCATGGTAGTGTGCTGAACTACCCAAACGGGGTAAAAAAGTCCAAGACTTTATTTGGCATCGAACGTTTTAGAAGCACTACAGCTGTGCTTGTTGAATCTCCATTAGATGTAGTTCGGTTTGCCTCTCTTGGGTTAGACGCTCAGGCATTAGGCACGTTTGGTGCATATGTATCTGATGAACAGCTAAGATTAACTTTGTATGTAGCTGATCGAATTGTTGTAGCTATGGACAACGATGACGCTGGGATTGCTTCTAGTAAAAAGATTTACAAAACAATAGGTACACCAAGAGCAGGGCTTTTGTGGTGGAACTACAGTGGTTCAAACTGCAAGGACATAGGTGACATGGAAGACGAAGAAATTAAGGTAGGATTAGATACCGCAACTGTCCTACCACCTTGGATTATCTAAAATGTTTACAGGATCTCTATACCCATACCAAGAAGAGTCTGTCGAAAAAATGCTTGACAGGGGCCAAGTGCTACTCGGGCTTGTGATGGGCGCCGGCAAAACCGTAACCGCTATTGCCGCCATAGAATTCCTTTTTGAGAGTAACGAAGTAGATCGTTGCTTAGTCGTTACCCCAGCGTCGCTAAAGTACCAGTGGAAGCGTGAGATTGAAAGGTTTACAAACTCACGTGTAGTTGTAATTGATGGCACTGTCAAAGCACGCGAACGCTGTTGGAAATCAGCATTATCAGCTCGATATATCATCGTAAACCCTGAGTGTCTATTGCGAGATCTTACCTTGTTTAAAAAGGTAGATTGTCAGGCAATTGTGGTTGACGAAGCAACTATGCTTAAGTCACGGGTTAGCAAGAGATCAAAGTTAGTTAAAAAGATTGCCAAACCGATGTTGTACCGCTATGCCCTTACCGGACAGCCTATTGAAAACAAACCAGAAGAACTGTTTTCAATAATGGAGTTCGTAGATCCAACGGTGCTCGGCCCTTTTACAGATTTTGACCGCACATTCATTGTGCGTGATCACTGGGGTAAACCCTTAAGGTACAGAAACTTAACGGAGCTACACAACTCCTTGTCACACTGCATGATCAGAAAAACTCGTGAAGACATAGCTGATCAACTTCCTGAGATTATTCACCAAGTAATCCCTGTGCCATTTGATGAGGCTGGGGCTTCTCTCTATAGATCAATCGCAAAAGACTTGTTGTACCATCTACAACAGGCTATGTCTAAACATGGTGGGTCTTTTAACCTATGGAAACACTACAACGATCCTGAGTCTAACGAAGCCCAGGGACAGATTATGTCTAGGTTAACGGTGCTAAGGATGCTGTGTGATAACCCACAACTAGTGATTAGATCCTCAGAAATTTACTCCGATCCAAATAGGCCAGACGAAGGCAGCGCTTATGCTCATAATATCTATTCTAGAGGGCTAATGTCTAAGGTTACGGAGTCTCCAAAATTAGATGCAGTGATCGAGTATATCGAGGAAGTTCTCTCCGCCTATCCCAAAAACAAAGTAGTTTTGTTTTCCTTCTTTAAGGAGAACCTTCGACTGATTCAACAAGCAACTTCAAAGTTAACAAACAGCGTTCTGTTTATGGGTGGTATGAGCGCTGAGGAAAAAGACAAGGCAAAGCAGCTATTTGGAAACGACCCAAACACGCGGTTGTTCTTATCATCAGATGCTGGAGGATACGGAGTAGACTTGCCTATGGCAAACTACCTGATATCTTATGATCTCCCGTGGAGCAGCGGTAAGTTAGAACAAAGAGAGGCAAGAATAATTCGATTATCTTCACAATTTCCCCACGTAACTATTGCAACTTTTGTTATGCAGGGTAGCATTGAAGAAAGACAGTATGAGATGCTGCAACAAAAGCGTTCAATTAATGAAGCGTTTGTTGATGGTAAACACCACGACCACAAGGGTGGGTTTGACATTACATTGGGTAGCCTCTCAAACTTCTTAAAACAATCACACGTATAGGAGAGACATGGAAAAGGTTGTTAAGACTACCCGTAGGTACCCTTCTCAGGAATTAGCCCTGATCAGTAAGGAATATAGTGACCTTAAGAGTTTGATTGATAAGTACCAGGTCAGACTAGATCAACTAAAGAAAGAGCTAACTGACCAAGCAGACACCTTTGGTGACGAGGATGACAAAGGACATAAGTGGCTGAGAGCCGGAGACTTCCAGATCAAAAGAGAACGACGAGTTTCGGTTAACTTAGATTCTAGGGAAGCTGAAGCATGGGCCAAAGATAACAACATTTGGGATGATGTGTCTGAAGTAGTTAGAGTACTAGATGAAGATAAGCTTCTTGGCAAGGTATGGGAAAACCCAGAGCTAAAGCCAGCCCTAGACAACTTGTATGTAAAAAAAGAAACATGGGCTTTTAAGTTCTCAGAAAGCAAGAGTTATGACGACGAATGAAATTTACGAATGGTTAAAAGAACACGCTGTTGTGCACACTGAATCTGGTGAAACTTACGACATCTTCCGCTTTAAACAGGCAGTATCTTTGATTGAGTTTTTGATGGAAGAACGTGACTATTGGAAGAACGCCTACATGGAGGCAACTAGTGCCCCGCGATCCACTTGACTTTTTTAATGATCTACCAGACTTCCCTGGAAAGACCCCACCAAAGAATCGCTCTTCAAAGAAATCTGACAATAGACTTGACGACCGGTTCAACGGAGCAAAAGGTAAGGTCTTTAGAATTAGCGGTGAAGAGAGAGTGTTCTACACAGTAGGAGAACTCGCAAAGTGCTTGCATCGTAAGCCAGTCACGATTAGGATGTGGGAGCAACAGGGGTGGATACCCAAAGCCACCTACAGAACCCCCACACCAAGAGGCGAACAAATTCCTGGAAAAACTTTGAAAGGTCGTAGACTTTACAGTTTGGAGCAGGTAGAGTTCTTGATGGATGCTCTTGAGCATTTCAAGATAGACGATCCCAACAAGGCCAATTGGGATGGTTTCAGAAAACACATAAAAAACAAGTGGCCCAACTAACACGAGAAAAGAGAAATTATGTCAAGATACGACGACGACGACGACACCGAAGTGCTGGAAGAAGCAACTTCGGTACGCCGACAGACAAAAGTAGTGACCGACGACGCGGCACCTGTTAGTGCCGCGAGCGCTATCCGCCGGGGATGGGGAGCAGTGGAGCAGGCAAAATCTGCAGACTCGCCGTACGCCCAACGCCTCCGTGTTAGCGAAGAACCAATCATCATCAAGTTCCTTGAAGATGAGCCTTACGCTACTTACAGACAGCACTGGGTTGAGCGTTCAGGGCAGAAGTCATTCACCTGTATTGCCGACCTCGACCCTAAGGGTTGCCCACTATGCGATGCCGGTAGCCGTCCATCAACACGGTTTGCGTTCAACGTTGTCTTGCTGTCTCCTGATTCAGAGCCAGTTCTTAAGTCCTATGAGGTTGGTCCTAGAGCCATTGATCAACTCAAAAACTTCCACGTTGACCCACGTCAAGGGCCCCTGTCCAAACACTTCTGGGCCGTAAGCCGCTCCGGTAAGGGTGCTACCTCCGCAACCAACCACCAGCTGGTCAAGGAGCGGGACCTAGAAGAGTGGAACATCGATATCCTCACTGAGACAGACTTCAAGGTCATGCGCAAATCTGCGTACACCTCCGATATCATCCAGATCCCGTCCCGCAAGGATCTCATTCAGATTGCATTAGAAGACTTGTCTGACTGATATGCCGCAACGCAACAACTACGTAGGGGGTCACATGGCCCCCTACGTAGTATCTTCAATTGAAGAGCTTCACGAAATTGTTCAACACATTCAAAGTGCTGGCGCTTTTGCCTTTGACGTAGAAACACGCGGCAACGTAGAACGCCACAGTGATGTTATTGCGTGGATCGAACAAGAGTGGAAGCAGCACGAAAGCACCCTTAAAACAACATCTGAAGATGTGTTGGCTAGGTCTAAAGAGGCCATCGTTACTAGGTGGCAAAACACTTTAGCTCTAGATCCAATGAGAAACGAAGTCTTTTGGATTGGTTTAGCAACAGAGGGTAAGTCATGGGCCATACCCATGGGCCACCCAAATGGTGAAATACTCGTACCAGAAGAACGTGGTGACGGTACAACCATACCACCCCCTGGTTACCGCAAAGTTTTAGCAAATGGCAAAGAGTCTGAGGCAAAAGCTAGGTACTACATACCGGCTGAGTACTCAGCAGCTCCTGAGCAACTTTCACGTACTGACGTGTTTAAAGTCTTGGAACCAATATTCTTTAGTGATGTTGTCAAGGTTGGTCACAACATCAAGTTTGACGCCAGATCAATTCGCAAGTACTACAACGACCGCTTACCAGACGGACCGTTCATCGACACGATGATTATACAGCACATTCTCAATGAGAACCTTTCTGAGTACAGCCTTGACAAACTAATTGCCCACAATTTTGGTGGCTTTAACCCCTATCACATGGACGGAAAGCTTGGCGCAATAATCACTCAGGTGCCCTTCTCCAAGGCGGTTAGGTACGTGCACCTAGACGTAAAGTGGACGTGGCATCTATACAAAGTCTTGTGTCAAAAGATTCAAAATAAAGAGCAGTTGCTGTCTTGCCTTCGACAAGACATGGAAGTTATCCGTGTATTGATGGACATGGAAGACAACGGGATACCTGTAGACCATCGATCTATGACTAAGCTTGGCAAAGAGTTAGACACCCATCTAAATGGGTTACTACTTGGGATGATGGATTACGCACCCCCCGGGTTTAACCCAGACAGTACAAAGCACAAACAACAACTTCTGTTTAGTAAGAAGGACGAGGGTGGTCTTGGGCTGAAGCCAACCAAATACACCGACAAGGGTTCAGCATCGGTTGATGAAGAAGCTCTTCGCAATCTTGAAAGCAAACATCCTGTAGTACCACTGCTCATAGATTGGGCAGAAACTAAAAAGGTTAAGTCAACCTATGTTGATGGTCTACTTACCAAACTATACAAAGGTTCTCTGCACCCATCGTTCCACCTGCATAGAACAGCTACTGGAAGACTTTCCTCCAGCAACCCCAATCTGCAGAACATTCCAAGAGACAGTAGCGTCCGTGGTTTATTCGTAGCTAACCCCGGCCATGTACTGCTAGTCGCTGACTACGACCAGATCGAGCTCCGTGTTATGTGTATGTTCTCCGAAGACAAAAAGATGAGCGAGTTTTTCTTGAACAACGAAGACATCCACGCTGGCGCTGCCGCCCTGATTCTAGGTAAGGATGTATCTGAGGTTACCTCAGAAGAACGCCAGCTTGGTAAGGGTGTTAACTTCCTTACGGCCTATGGTGGTGGCCCACAAAAGTTGGCAAGAACCACAGGAGTTGACGTAGAGCACGCACGCTCCGTCATCGATCAGTACTACAAGCAGTTCTCTGGCATCACTAAATGGAAAAAGAGTGTTATTGAAGCAGGTATCAAGAATGGGTACGTTGAAACCCTCTCAGGAAGACGACGTAGATTGCCAGATCTGCGCTCTGATGACAGCATGTTGAAGGCCAGAGCAGAGAGACAGGCAGTCAACGCGGTGGTACAAGGTTCTGCTGCTGACATATGCAAGAAAGCCATGATTGATGTAAACAATATACTAACTGGGACAGGCTCAAAGATCCTAGTACAGGTACATGACGAACTAGTGGCTATGGTTCCAGATCAGATAGTTGACGAGTTACAGCAAAAGGTTGTGTTATCTATGGGAGATGGTAACATTATTAATGGTATTCCGTTAAAAGTTTCATGCCACTCAGCGTATAATTGGTCGGAGGCGAAAGGGTGATGATGGCGTCAAGTCCAGTTGAAGAGCGTAACTTTTACCTCACCCTATCTATACTTGAAGGCCAGAAGCTGGCGCATGCTGCAGGGTTCGCTGTACCATCTGCAGAAGTCCAAGAACACGAAATCATGGACATAATGCAAAAATGGTTTACTTTATCTCACGCAGGTATTCTAGACAGCGTAAAAGAATGCGCAAATTGGATGGTAAACGTCCTGCGGGATACCGCCGGTCTAGACGAAGACACCATTGTTTCTACAGAGAATATTATTACAGCCTTTGGTATAGCAGCTGTAGCTCACCTAATTGACCAGGAGATGCTGAGCATTGTTGAACCTGAAAAGTATGACTCATCTTTAGTTGAAACTAATATTGTGTCGCTGCTAGAATTCATGTTATCATCAGCACTGTCAGATGACGACTGCGACTTAGAGGAGGGTGACGAGGATGAGCAGTGATTGGTGGGCTAAGAAGCTTAGTGGTAATCCAACCACTTCTGCTAGACCCACAACTTCATCTATGCCACCAACTACAATCCCTATACGCCTACCGTCTGGGCTGACTCACTCTAATCCTCAGCCATACAAAGACACCCCACTACCTCAACCTGTATCAAACGAACCCATTACCAGAGGGCCAGGATGGTTGGGTGAAGCACTAAGACAACCGCATCTATGGGAAGGTCGAGGAGAAGCTGCTAAGAAGCAGGGAAATCTAACCTGCCCAGAGTGTGGTAGTGGCAACGTGTTTATACGCACAGCTAAAGGTGGAAACACAACAATCAACGGTAACAGCCCAGCACCGCGATGCTTTGAATGCGGTTGGAATGGTATGTACGACCAAGCCTCCCAAGCTTCTTGGGTAGTATAACAACAAGGAAAACAATGAAAAGTGAAACTGGCCGTGAGAGCCTTGAATCCATTATTTCTTCTATTAACAAGAAATATGGAGATCAAGTTATTGTCCAAGGAAACAAAGTAAAAGAAGAAGTTCCACGTATTACAACAGGCGTACTAGCTTTTGACCTTATGCTTGGAGGCGGGTGGCCGATGAACCAATGGTCTGAAATCATTGGTGACGAGTCATCAGGAAAAACAGCCTTGGCTTACAAGACCATAGCTGCTAACCAAGCTGCTGATCCAGAGTGGGTGGCTATGTGGATTGCCGCCGAAGAGTTTGTTCCAGACTACGCCAAGGCAATTGGTGTAGACCTCGACCGACTTTGGGTAGTTGAGACCAACGTAATGGAACAGGTCTACGACCTGATTATTCGTGCAATGGAGAATAGGGCAGTTGACTGTATTGTCCTAGATTCACTTCCGGCACTAGTCCCAGGTGATGAAGCTGAGAAGATGATGGATGAGTTCTCGATGGGTCTAGGAGCCAGACTGACTGGAAAGTTTTTCCGTAAGAGCAGTAAGGCGCAAAAGAGGTCGTTGATTGACGAGGATCGCGGGTGCACTGGTTTGATCATCAACCAATGGCGAGAGAAGATTGGCGTGATGTATGGAGACCCACGCACCACACCAGGCGGTAAAGCCAAGAACTTTCATTACTTTGTAAGACTAGAAGTAAAACGAGATGAGTGGTTGAAGTTTAAGGATGAGCCAGTAGGTCAGACCATTAAAGCCAGAACTCTAAAGAATAAAACGTACAGACCACAGCAGGTTGCTGTTGTTGACTTCTACTTTGCCAATTGCCAACCATTCAAACTAGGTGATTTTGATGTGATCAAAGACATTGTTAACATCTGTATTGCAACAGACATAATCACAAGAGCTGGAGCCTACTACAACTACAAAGACCAAAAGTGGCAAGGAAAAGATGCCCTGTTGCTTGGGGTTCGCGAAGACTTGGAACTACAATCTGAACTCAAAGAGAAAGCAAAGGAGTATTTCCTATGATATTCGGTAAAGAAAACAGAGCAGATCAACAGCGTGAAACTATGAGAGCTTCCAAGAAGCAGGAGAAGCGTTCTGCCAAGATGTATAGAGGCAGTAGGAACGCAGGATCTGGGTCTGGTTGGCTTAGAAAGAACGACGTGCGCACTCACGAGCTTCTTATTGAGAACAAGCTTACAAACAATCTAAAGTCTTACTCAATTAAGGCTAGTGAGTTGGCTGACCTTACTCAACGCGGTGTCCTTGAAGATCGGCTTCCCGTACTTCAGTTTGACCTTGGGGGCAGACACTACGTAATTCTTAACGAGGCTGACTTCCAAATGTTGGTAGGAGTAGACGGGGATCGCTTGTGACAGAGGCGCCTTGGTACGCCAAGACTTACAAAGAATCAATAAAGTCCAAAGGTCGTATACTACCAGTAATCCAAGAGCGTCTTGTGATAAACAACCGCGAGAGAAACAAACACAGAGACACTGACCATTTGCACCCTTCTGAGCTTTCAAAAAAAGATTGGTGTGCTAGAGCCGCGTGGTATAAAATTAACAAGTATCCTGCCTTAGATGAGTCATATAATATGACTAGGTTGAACGTGTTTGAGGAGGGCCATGCGATTCATGCAAAGTGGCAAAAGTGGATGCACCAAGCTGGGATACTTGGTGGCAAATGGGAATGTGCGTCGTGTTCTGAAGTATGGTACGGGGTTTCTCCTAGCCATTGCCACCAGTGCAATTCTAGTAATGTCATTTATCGCGAGGTACCTGTACGTGACGATGGGTTTCGCATACTCGGTCACGCGGATGGAGAGTTGGTTGATGGAGAAGGCAAAGCTCTTATTGAAATAAAGAGCGTTGGTCTGGGCACTGTTCGGTGGGATCACCCAAACTTGTACAAAGCATACTCAAGTGGCGAGCTAACACTTGATGGTCTTTGGAAAAACATAAAAAAGCCATTTGCTTCCCATGTCCGCCAGGGCCACATCTACATGCACTGTACAGGCCACGACAAGATGGTGTTTATCTATGAGTGGAAGCCCACCCAGGAGGTAAAAGAGTTTACCGTTATCTTTCAAAAAGAAATAATTCAACCAATTCTTGACAACTGCAGCAAAGTTATCGCACACTTAGAGGACAACACTGAGCCCGAACACCCAGTTTGGGCAACTGATAGTAAAGCCACCGGTTGTAAATACTGCCCATACCAGAAAGTTTGTTGGAATTGAGAGTAATACCAAAAGACTACGGAGACCCAGCTCTCTCTAAATTTAATAGTAAGTTCTCTCTGCCTGCTAGACCGTCGGATAATCCACCAGAACTACCGGACCACCTAGACGACCTAGACGACAGCGACCTCATGGACTTGTATACAGAGTATATGTCTTGGGTATCTTACACAAAAGGACAGCTAGTGCAAGCTGAAATTGATGAAGATAGGGATGGCAACCTCTGTAGAATCACAGAAGCAAAAGTACTGATTGAGCAGTGGGGGTCTGACGTTAAAGGTGATCGGGTAACTATTGCTAAGGCACGTCGAGATACAGACCACAGGGTTGTTGCTCAGCAAGAGAAGTACCAAGTTTCTAGAGCTTATCGTAAACTAGTTGAAGCTGTATTTGAATCCTGTGAACGCGGGGCCCAGTTGCTTTCTCGAGAGTTAAGTCGTAGGATAGGTCTGCACGGAAAAGACCAACGTACATCAAGATTTGGAGCATGACATGTCAGACCCCTACGGATACCAGGCAGCCAAGGAAGCCAACCAGGCACTAAATCGCCAGCGTGAGGCTTACCGGTCCACAACAGAGCCCCTGTTGAAGGTCAACGATACTCTTGTTGAGATCCTTAATGAACTTCGTAAGATCAGCAAGGCGGTGAGCGGTGATGTCAAACAGGGCTAAACAAAAAGGTACATCGTTTGAAACATCTATCAAACGTTACCTCAACGCTAACGGCTTTCTAAAAGCAGCCCGTACCGTACTCAAAGGTAGTGAGGACACTGGGGATATCAACGGCATCAGAAACCACATTGCCGAAAGAGAGCTTGCGATACAGTGTAAAAACCAACGTAAGCTAAACCTAAGTGGTTGGTTAGACGCAACTGTTGAGCAAGCGTCTAAACTTGGCAAGTCAATGCCAGCTTTAGTTGTTAAGAGGGCTGGTAAAGGTGAAAAAGCACTAGGTGATACCTACGTTGTGATGCGGTTAGATGACTTTGTTACTCTGCTGAAAGAGGGCGGTTACTCGTAAAATTATAGGGTTGATAACAACCTTTTAAACATACGGAGTAAACTATGTCTCAAGAACCGGTAGACGATATTGTAAAAGTATCAGGTGGAAGCAACCCACAAAGCGTAGGGTCAATTGTAGCCAGGTCAGTGATTGCTGGACAGTCCCCTAAAATGCGCGCAATAGGAGCCAGCGCTGTTAACCAAGCAGTTAAAGCTTGCGCTATTGCTAGAGGATTCGTGGCACCAAGAGGGGTCGATTTGTGTTTCATCATAGGGTTTGATGACATACCCGGAGACAACGGAGAGACAATTTCCGCCATCTCTTTTAAGCCTGTTACTAGGTAATGCACACCACTATAAAGTGGTAACATTGTTGATATTTCCCATTGATGTACTGGAGTTAACTGACAATGGCAAAGAACCCCAAGAAAAAAATTGAAGGTTTAATTTCTAAGTCAATTGAAGAAGCAAGAGAAGATGATGCTAGAGTAAACTCTAAAAAAGATGACGCTCCAAAATCGGACGACGCTTCAACACGCTCACGCCCAGACAAGCCACTGCTCACAGGTAGTCCTAAAAAGCCAATTCCTCCTCCACCTCCACCCAAGGGGCCAAAGCAGGTAACTAGCACTGAGCTAACTGACGAAGATAGATTGAAGAGACACTAAAGTTACCTAAAGAAAAGGCTCCAGGTGAGGTACAAAGTCCTTATGATCAACGTCTAGCGGAACTTCCTCCGCACGTTAGGCGTGAGATTATGAAAGAAGACCCAGGTAGAAACCGGGCTAGAGACCGAGCTCGTAAAGCTGCTGAAAGAAACACCCCAGAAGATAAAAAGCGCAAAGGTCACACCACTGGAGAAACTCGTAAAGGTGACATAAAACGAGCACGAAATAAAAAAACAAACGAAGAACGATCTCGTGAACTATCCGAAAAAGCTAAAGCTAAGGCTTTAAAATTCTCCACTGAAGCCGAAATCGCGGATATGAAATACGACAAAGCCGCTGCTTATGATGCTGAACTTCTTGCACCAGGAAGCCCAGGGGCGCCTGACTTGCCCTCGGCGCTACAAGGCATCCCAGAATTCCTACGGACGTACACCACTGGTGGGTTGCCTGGTATTTCCTACGACCCTAAGAGCCCCTACGCAGATAAACACGGATACGTTAGCTCAAGGGATGGGAAAACCCCAACAGAACAGGATCTAGTAGCTCACATAATATTCTTGGGTGGTATACCCGGAGTTGATGATTTAGATGACGTAGAGTTGATGAGTAATAAAGGCCCGGTTAACATAGCAGAGCTGTACCAGGCAACCGGTGACATTGACTCTGAGGGTATGCCCGAGTTTGATCTAGGGGTAATGAACCCCGTAGATCTAACTGTTACAGACGCTGCAAGACAGGCTGCATCTAAGGCTAGCTCTGCCAAATCAGAGATGGTTCAAGACACAGAGAGACGTCGTGCTGAGGCTGAATTTGCCGAATCTAACGAAGCAGTTTATGGGGTAGGACCAACCACAGCCAGGCAAAGATTGGACCAGGACATAGAGGTTGACCCAGATCTTGCACAATCTAGACTTGGCCCAGATGGTACACCGTCTAATCGTGGTCCTATACCGCAAGCTACTACTAGAGAACAACGCGAGGCCGCTAGATTAGGGTATACACGTAGGTTGCTCACTAGAGCGCTTAACTACCGTGATAAATTTCGCGACATGGAAAAAAGTGACAACACTTTTGATACATTTTCATCCACAGAGCCGCAGAGAGGCTCTTATGGAAGAGGAAAAGAAGGGGATAGAGCCTATCAACAAGACCTTGTTCTTTATAATCTTTCCTTTGGAAAAAAGACTCAACTGCAAGAGTCTATGGAGCGTGAACAACGCAACATTAGGATAAGAGCGGCAAAAGAGCACCTAACAGCTGTTGCAGAAAACGACCCAACGGTCGCTTACTTT